ATTTGCAATATTATCAGAAGGCTTAAAGATGAGGAAACAGAGATAATTATTATGACTGCTCGGGATGATAGTTGCCGAGAAGACACAGCAAGATGGTTAAAGCTAAATGATATCCAATACGATGGTTTGTTAATGAGAAAGTCGGGAGACATGTCGTCAGATCCAGATTGCAAGAGGAATTTATTTAATGAGTATTTTGATTATAAAGATATATGGTTCGTTCTTGAGGATCGTAAATGCGTTGTTGATATGTGGAGAGGTGAAGGTTTGACCTGTCTACAAGTTGCTCCAGGAGATTGGTAATGGATAGAATTAAAATAAGAGGGAATGATATAGAGTTGGACGGCTATAAAATAGCTAGACTTTTCGATATAACTTCTATTCAGATGCAAGATCTGAAAGAGCTTTTTGATAAAGCAAATGATTATGTGAATGACGTTGAAAAGGCTTATGAAGATGGAAAGGAAGAAAATAGATGAATAATCATAAAACTGAATACAAACTGCCAACTGATTTATATAGTTGGTTTCATGCAGCAACAAAAAAACAAATTAGAGATTTTATCAAATCTCCAGATGGACCAATAATTAATGTTGGTTCTGGATATAAAACTATACATGGAACAATTCCTTTAGATTACCCTGAGTGGGATGCAGAGAATCAACCTCTTCCATATGATAATGAATCTATTGCAGGTTTTGTAGCTTTTGGATTTTTAGAGCACATTAATAATCCTGCGGAAGTTTTATCTGAATTCCA